GGTGATTTCGCCAATCTTGCCGTCTTTGATGTAAGCGACCTCGCCCTCATAGCGCAGCTCGCCGACAGGCGAGATGACCGCCGCCGTGCCGGTGCCGAAAACCTCCTCAAGATGGCCTTCCTTGGATGCCTTCATCACGTCGGCAACAGCAAGCCGCTCCTCGGAGACGGTGAAGCCCCACTTTTTCAGCAGTTCGATGCAGCTCATGCGGGTAACGCCCGGCAGCACGGTACCCACACAGGGCGCGGTATAAATCGTGCCGTTAATCTTAAAGAAGCAGTTCATTGAGCCGACTTCTTCCACGTACTTATGCTCTACGCCGTCCAGCCACAGGGTCTGCTCGTAGCCAAGGTCATGCGCCTTAACCTGGGAAATCAGCGACGCCGCGTAGTTGCCGCCGCACTTGGTGAAGCCAGTGCCGCCCGGAGTCGCGCGGGTATATTCATCCTCTACGAAAATTTTCACCGGGTTGATGCCGGTGGAGTAGTACGCGCCGACCGGCGAGCAAATGATGAGGAACTGATGGGTCGCGGAGGGGCGCACGCCCAGATGGGGTTCGGTCGCAATGACAAACGGACGGATATACAGCGACGTACCTTCTTCGGAGGGCACCCAGTCCTCCTCGGTCTTGACCAGCGCTTTGACAGCCTGCACGAAGTCCTCAACCGGCAGCGACGGCAGGCACATACGGTGGTTGGTGTTAATCATGCGCTGCGCGTTCTTCTCGGGACGGAACAGGCGGACAGTGCCGTCCGGCTGGCGGTAGGCCTTCATCCCTTCAAAGGATTCCATCGCGTAATGGAGCACCATCGCGGCGGGATCAATCTGAAGGGGGGCATAGGGGACAATGCGCGCGTCATGCCAGCCGCGGCCTTCGGTATGGTCGATTACGAACATATGGTCGGTGTAGTATTTGCCAAAGCCAAGGCTGTCCGCATGGGGCTTTTCTTTTTTGTTTTGGGTTAATTCATAACGGATATCCAACATTTCGGTTCACTCTTTCCTGATATTGCTTTCCCACTTTTGTGAGATAAAATTCTACAGTCTCTATTTTATCGCGGTTTGCGGTATAATGCAAGGATTTTTTTGTCCTATCACGCAGAATTAAAGAACTGCCTTCACAGCGGATTGCCGTGAAGGCAGAATCTGGGTTTATCGGACATCGCTGCGCTCGTTCATCGGGGCACGCAGGACGGAAATCCCTGCGGACGTGATACCGTTGGTGCGCATATAACCGAGCACGGTGCGCAGGGCGGGGGCGGTGGCATTGCGGTCGCGGAAACGCACGACCACCGGCGAATCGGTGCGGCTAAACGCGGTTGTCACGGAATTGGCCGTGCGGTAGGCGGAATAATTATCATCGCGGCTGTCCAGGGTGGTGTCCCACAGGCGGTAGCCCGCCGAAATAAGCGCTTCCAGCTGCTCCGGGGTCAGCGCGCCGCTGCCCGCGAGCGGGGAGACAATGCGGGTCGTTGCGCCGGTTTCCTCCAATAAGAGGGCATTGCCCCGGTTCGCCCTTTCGACCAGCTCCGCCGGGGAGAGCGCAGACGCGCTCTGCTGTGCGATTTGCTGTAGTGCGTCCAGAAGCTCCATAGCCGCCTCCTTACGGAATCAGTGTCTCAAAATCCATGGTGTGGGTATCGTTCTCAAAGGTGTGGGTGACCTTCTCCAGCAGCACGTACCGGTTCAGGTCGATGTCCCCCAGCCCGGGGATATTGAGCAGGATCATCTGCCCCGCCCGCAGTCCCGGGACCCCCAGGCTGGAGGCCTTCAGCGTGCGCATACGGCGGTTATAGTACGCCAGGGAGGCCTCCGCCTGGGCCCTGACCTGGGCGTCGTTGGCGTCGCCGTCCACGGTCTGGTAGAGCCGGAGCAGGCCCCACTGGGCGATGGTGCCGCTGTCCTGGGCGATGAACACGTCGGCGCGGCCGGTGGATTCGTTGGGCCGGACCAGCTTTACACTGTTGTAGGTCTGCTCGTCGATGTCGGTCTTGTAGGTGTAGTCGGTCAGCAGGGACTTCTCCCCGATGACCACGCTCTGAATCATGTCCGCCGCCTCCCGCAGGGCCAGGCCGGCCCCGTCGTCGAAGAATACGAAGATTTTCCCGGTGTTGAGGAGGGTCTGCTGGACGGCCCCCTCGATGATATCCAGGCAGGTCTTTTCCCGCTGGATGTAGGAGGGAAGCGCGCAGCCGGTGTCGGCCAGGGTGCCGGTATCCAGCTGGAGGTCCCCGGCGATCTGGGCGATGATGCCTCCGGCGGTCTGGCCGTAGAAGGCATAGGAGGCGCTGGCCTTGAGATAGCGGAGCCGGTCGTAGCACGTCACGTCGATCACGCCCCAGCGGTCCTTGCTCTTGGTGAATACCCAGCCGTAGAAAATCAGCTGGCCGTCTATGGAGAAGCGGACGGGATCACCCTCGAAGAAGGACAGGTCCCCGGACTTTATCAGCGTAAATTTCAGCGTCCCCGGGGAGCCGGTGCGGTTGGTGGTATAGGTAATCCGCTGGGTGCTGCGGGAGATCTCCCAGACCTTGCCGCTGGATTTGCTGGAAATGAGAAGCTCCGCCGTCATGAGGCCACCACCTGCAGGCTGTCCTTTGACATCCACCCCAGCACTCCGCCCTGCTCACTTTTGACAAGCACAGGGCGGGGCCGGGTGGGGTCGGTCTCGATGATGCGGCCCACCACTACCCGCCGCCCGCTGCCGTTTCCGTGGGGTTCCGAACCGTAGCTGTCGTAGTACCAGGAGCCGTTGGCCTGGCACGTACAGCCCACGTAGAGCTGCCCCGCCGGGATGTCCCGGGCAATCTCCGGCGTGACCGTCAGGGGCGCGGCGGCGTTCCGGGTGGTGCTGGCCTCCTGCCGGACGGAGATGGTCTGGGGGGAGTAGTCCCGGTACTCCGTCAGGGACAGCTCGTAGTAAAAATCCCCCGTCTCCCCGCCCCGCTCCTCGAAGGAGAAGTCGGAGACCAGCACCTGGAAGCCCGTGTCGCCGGTCATGTACGGGGAGCCGTCCTCGTAGTACCGCACCGGTGTATAGAGAATGGGCACCTTGTCGTCCATGGCCTTCTGGAAGAAGCCGATATAGAACTCCGGTTCCAGGAAGTCCCCGGAGGTGAGCACATAGGGAGCCGTCCGTCCGGGGAAGAGGCTGGAAATTTTGACGGTTCTGGGCTTCGGCGTGCGGGGGACGGTGATTGGGCCGATGCCCAGGACGTTGTAGCTCTGGTCGTTCCCCGGTTTCTCCTGAGGGAGCTTCGCCGGGTTGACGGGGAGACGGAGGACCAGGCCGTCCCGGGTGAAGAACAGTCCGAAATTATTCGCCATAGCCTGCCTCCTCAGAATGCCCGGGCGGTGGTCAGCACCGACCCCGCCGCCGCCTGCTCCAGGAGGATGTCCCGGATGGTGTTGGCCAGGGCCTGCCGGTCCGCCTGGGTGCTGCCGGTGTTGGCGCCGCTGACGTTGATGACGGGCGTCTGGGCGGTGAGGTTGATGTTGTTGACGTACCGCCGCTCCGCCATGTCCACAAGGGCTTTGATATCCTCCTGCTCCAGGGCTACCTCCCGGCGCAGGGCTCCGGTATCGGCGCTGATATTCTCCAGCTGTCCCGCTATCGCCGAGTTGTCCAGCATGGAGGCGTAGTCAAAGCCGCCTCCGCCGAGACTGGAGACAATGTCCGACAGGCTGAAATTCTCAATGGCGTTAGCCGCGCTGCGGCCCTTGGCGGACCAGTCCGTCCAGGCGTTGCTGTAATCAACGAAGTCCCAGGCCTTGACGTACTCCTTCCAGCCGCTGGCGTCCTTTGCATTTTGGGATGCACTCTTGACCATATTATAGACGCTGTCGATGCCGCCTGTGAGGCTGACCTCCATGCCGGGGATCTTGTTGATAAGGTCCTCCATGCCGTGGGCGATATTGGAGAAGTAGCCCAGGACAGTCTGGGCCATGTCCAGGAACAGGATCTCCACGGACGCCACCGGGTCGTTGAGGAAGTTCCCGAAGAAATTGGCAAACCGGGCAAATCCGTTCTGGGCCGGGACGATAAAGTTGTTCATGGCAAAGGCGTACATCAGACCGAACACCCCGCCCACCACGCCGCCGATATCCTCCCAGGTGGCCCCCATCCATCGCGCCGCGGCAACCATAAGATAGATCGTTCCAATGACAGCCAGAAGCGGCCAGTTGGCGGCGAGCCAGGCCGCAGCGGAGGCCGCGGCAGAGGAAACCATAGCCGTTCCGGAGGCCACAGCCGATTGAACCATAGCCACTCCAATGAGCACAGCCCCCGTTATGAGTATGGCGGAAACCGTGTCCCAGTTCTGGACAATCAGCTCCGCTCCGCTCTGCGCGAGCCCCACCAGCCAGGAAATTCCCTCTCCCGCCAGCCTGGCCCCATTCAGCAGTCCGTTGAAGGCCTGCTGTCCGGTGTCGCTGTTGAGGAAGGCGCTCAGCTCCTCCAGCCCCGGGCGCACGGCGTGAATGAATTCATTCCGGAACATGGTCCCCATCTGGGAGAAGGTCAGGGGCATCTTGTTGAACGCCTCGTCCGTCCGCTCCGCCGCATTCAGCAGGGCGTTTTTGACAGTGTCCGCCGTTATAGCGCCCTCGGAGGCCAGCTCCCGCATCTCCCCTGTGGTCACACCCATATATTCCGCGATGGTCTGGGCGATCATGGGCGTCTGCTCCAGGACGGAGTTGAGCTCCTCGCCCCGGAGGACGCCGGAGGACAGGGCCTGGGTCAGCTGGAGCATGGCCCCCTGCGCTCCGGCGGCGGAGGCCCCGGAGAGGACCATCTGTTTGTTGATCTGCTCCGCGAAGGCCACCAGCTCCTCATTTGACGCAAAGGCCTCGCGGGCCAGCGTCCCCAGCTTCGCCACAAAGTCCGCCGTGTCTGCGTACACGCCCCGGGAGCGCATGGCGGACTGATAGATCATCTCCTGGAGCTCCGCCGTGGTTTGCATTCCATAGTTCATCCGGTCCAGCCGGGCGTTGGTCTGGGAGAGGGTGTCCGACAGGCCTGCCAGCTTCCCCACGCTCCGCAGGCTGAGATACGCGCCGGCCAGCCGTGTAATGGTCCCCGTCAGCCGGGAGGCCTGCTGGTCTGTGCTCCGGAACGCCTCCGCCGCGCCCCGGGAGGACCGGGCCGCTTTCTCCGCATCCTCAGAGACGGCCCGATACTGGGCCTCCAGGTCCCGAATGGTGCCCCCCAGCCGTTCCATGCGGTTGTCCAGCTGGGCAAACTGCTGGGTATTCTGCATTCCGGCGGCGGCCATAGCCTCCTGCCGCCGGACCCCGGCGGCAAATTCCCCGTTGAGGGCGATGAGCCGCAGGTCCAGTCCAGACAGGACTGTCTGATAGTTCCGGGCTGACATCTGTGCCTGCTGGGTAGCGCCCGCCGCCCGGTCCCCCAGCCGGATGTAGTTTGTAAAGGCCGCGGAAAAACGGTCCTCCATGGTCAGCGTCTCCCGTATAGCTGCCATCAGCCCACCTCCTCGCTGTTTGCCTTAGGCCGGGAGGCCATCTCCTTGCGGACCATCGCCGCCACCAGGAGCCTTTCCCGATAGGGCAGATCCGCGTACCGGGAGGGGGGCCAGCCCAGGTTGACAAAGCAGTAATAGGCAACCATCGCCTCGCCGTCCGGGCTGTCCCCGCCAATCAGTTTTTTGCCTCGTCCTCCAGCGCCTCCGCCGCCCCGGCGTCAAAGCCGGAAAGCGCCATAATCTCCCGCAGGAGGGCGTCGTACTCCCCGGCCAGGAGCATTTTCCCCGGGACCTGGGTGGGAATTTTGGTGCCATAGGCCTCGCAGACCTCGGCGCTGGAGAAGTCCGGCTCCAGGGTGGCGGCAACAATCAGCTCCCGGTTGAGCTGCGCTGCGTCCAGATACTCCTGCCGCTGGCCCCGGACCTTCTGGACCCGGCGGCACTTGGCAGTCAGGGCGTCGTTCTGCTCCTGGGTGATGGCCCGGATTGTGAAGGGGACCGGGTTCCCCGCTTCATCCTTGAAGCGGCTGGAGATGATGACCTCCTTGACTTCGCCAAGATCGACGGGATGAAGAAACGCGTTTAATCTGCTCATAGGCACCTCCTGTTAATTGCCCAGCCGCTCCGGGTCGCGGAAGGCCTGGAGCCGGGCGACGTCGGTATAGCTGAAGTTGAAATCGTAGTTGAGCATGGCCTCCTGGTCGTCCAGGATGGAAATGGGGATGTCCCCGGTGAGGGTACAGCCGTAGTAGGCCATGGCCTGCTCGCCGACACTGACGGTGGGGTCGCTGTTGGTAATCTGGATGTCAAACTGGGTCATTTTGCCCGTGTTGATGTACTCGAGAACCATGTCGGTGAAGATGTTGCTGCCATAGTAGATATTCCCGGTGCCGGTGAGCTTGGCCCCGTTGGGCTTCTGCTGGATCTTCCGGGTGCCGATGACCCGCATATCCTGGCTCTGGATGCTGGCGGTGGTCTTGATGTTCTTCATGCAGGCCACCTCATAATTTTTGCCGTCCACGGTGATGACGATGGTGCCCTCCGCGCCGTTGACGGTATCCTTTGCCAATAAATAACTCATAGCCGCGCCTCCCTTACGAGACCGAGACGGTCAGATAAATTTTCTCGATGCTGCCCACGACCTGGAAGGCCACGTTGACCAGCACGGAGTTGATATCCGCCCCGGGCAGCACCTCCACGTCGTCGGGTGAGAAGTTCTCGATAGCCTCCGCCGACTGCATCTCCAGGAGATAGCCCACAATCCGGCCCTTGAACTGCCGGCGTCCGGCATCGTTGTTGTTGACCACGCCGATGAAGCCCCGCCGGAACATTTTATAGATGTCGTTGGCGAAGGTATTGCACAGCCGGACCGTCCGGTTGTAGCGGAACACCTCCCCGGTCTCGGGGGTGAAGGCGGTCAGGGAGTTGATGTCCTGCTCGATGACCACGTCCCCGTCGTCCGCCGAGAGGAGCAGCTGTCCGTCCTCCAGCCCCTGGCCGATCTGGCTGTCCGTCAGAAGCGGCGACACCGCCGCCGCGCCGGGGTAGGCTGCATAGGTCAGGCTCTGGTTGTACAGTGCCCCCGCCTGGGCCCCGCCCACCCACCAGGCGGTCTGGGCCGGCGTGAGGACCGTGCCGTCGGTGAGGGTGACCCCGGATACCACGTTGATGACGTACTGGCTGTTGGGGGATTTCATGTTGGCGGTGACCAGCTGGGCGTATTTGCCGCTGTCCTCCGCCAGGCGCTTGACAAACGCCGCCATGGCCTGCTGGACGTTGGCGTCGGTGCCGTCGTAGATGAGGATATCGAACCTGTACGGCTCCAGGGCCGTCAGAAACGCCGACCACGCCTCCGCCAGGACCGTGCCGTCCAGCCCCCCGGTGAGGGGCAGGCCGCCGGACGCCGCCAGGGGGCCGTCCCCGCTGAAGGTGACCCAGGCGTTGGCCGTCAGGCCGGATGGGGCGGCGGCCTCCTGGGTGTCCACCACCGCGCCGTCCACCAGGGTGGAGACCAGGAAGCTGCCGGGCTCCTCCCCGCCCGCCGCCTCGAGGGTGACGGTGATATCGTTCCCCCGGGTGCCGGGGTACCTTGCCGTGACCGTCAGAGCGCCCTCCTCCAGCTGCGCCGAGGCCGCGGCGGAGCCGGTGGCCGGGGGGCGGCAGAGCAGGACCTGCTTGGGTGCCGCCGTGCGGTCCGTACCCTTGAAAATCTCCGTCAGGAAGCGGTTGTTTTCGCTGCCGGCGGGGTAGCCGGTATAGGGGGTGGGGTCCGCGCCGGCCTCCACGGTCTGCACCGTCCCCACAGGGCCCCAGCGCAGGGGCTCGCAGATGGCCGCGGTGCCCCGGTCGCCAATGTTGGCGGCGGGCTCGCCGGCGGAGCGGAAGCGGATGTAGATGCCCGGGCGCTTCTTGTTCTGGGTGGTCCAGGTGCCGCCTGCCATTACGACCCCCTCCTCTCGATTGTGTTCTCTGCCATAATGACCTCCTCTTGGTAGTCCATGCGCTCCATGGGGTTGAACGCCTCCGGCAGGAAGACGAACACCCGAAGCTCGAATTTGTAGTGTAATGCGTCCGCGTCAATGCGCCACTCCCGGTCGTAGGTCCGCAGGAGGGTGGTGTCCGCGCCGTCGGTATAGGGGAACGTCTCCAGCACCAGGTCCAGGGCCTCCGCCGCCTTCTGGTAGCGCCGCTGGAGGTCCGTCAGGTT